TCTCCGTCTCCGCTTTCTTAAGTGCAACAACTCGAATCCTCGGGTCTAGCTTGATCACCGCTAGATGGTGGCTCCATGAAAGATTGGTATTTCGCTGCGACATTGGAAACTTTGCACTGACGGCGACACATCGCTGCAATAGATCAGCACTGATATCTGGATCAACAATCTGATACATCTCATCACCAAAGAATTTTTCTCCAGTCAGCAGCGTATCACCGATCCACCAGTACACATGCCGCTGAAGCCACGCAAGCTTCGACAGCGGCTCCTCCAGTTCTTGTAGTTCAGGTGGTCGAGTGAGAAACGCATGACCATCAGCAAACACAAGTGGCCCCTGCTTCCAAGCAAAATCATTCATAACTCACCTCTAGTCGCAACGACTTTTCTAAAGCATGTAACCGTCGCACCCTAAGATACTCACCGTCAAATTCTTGAATCGCAGCAGCAACCTTTTCGCTGAACTGTGATGCTATCTGCGGTAGTGCATCCAGACAGTTAACGTAGTTCCCAAACATTGCCAGCAGCTTGCTCGCATAGATCTCGCCAATACCCTGTGCACCTGGGATGTCGTTCTTGCCTACCAAACAGAGCCAATCGATCCACGACTGCGGAACCAGTGCGTAGCGGCTAAATAGATTCTCTCGCGAGAAAAACTCGCTCACCCAGAACGTCGTCGTTTGTGGGCCTAACAACTGGAACAGATCTCGATCCTGAGAGATAATGACCGTCTTGTCGCCTGCCAACGCATACGACGTAGCCAGTGATGCAAGTACGTCATCTGCCTCGAACGTCTCGACCTTACAAACTTGACACTCCCACTTCGCTAGCATCTCACGAACGCGATTTACAAATCGCAGCAGGCCAGGGTCAACCTCGATCCGTTTACTCTTCCATCTCGCATCGTACTGGTATCGCCAGCCACCTTGCTCACACTCATCAGCAAACACGATCGGAGAGCTAGCAAACCGCGCCTTTATTCCCTTCATTAGACTAAGGAACTCGTTACTGGATTGATCACTTCCTTTGGCCCTACTCCATGCCAGCCAGCACAATGCCTTTAAATCGATGGCCACAACATTTCTGCTTGGTCGAGTCTTGATCTGTTTAAGCTTGTAGTTATAAGTTGGCATGCAGCCCTTTAAAAACCAAGTCTGGCTACTTAGCTGCACCATCTCACGAGACTTATTGACCAGCTCCTCAAGCGTCTCACACTTTGATAGATCATCTTTATAAAGAGCGATCTGATCTCTCTGCCATTCCGTTAGACTCTTACTTTTCATGGGTTGTCCTTAATGCTGTGACCTCTGTGTGTTTAACTTTGCGACTCCAAGTGGCTTCCTCCACCGGCATACGCAGTAAGTTTTTGGGCGGGTAGTAGCCATACTTTCGCCGGAAGAAAGCCATGACCTGATTAAAGGACATGGGGCGATCGGACTTGCTGTTTCTCGCTGCATAAAAGAGCGAGTCCCAACGTGTTTGATCTTGTGGTGTCTGACGAATGCGAGGTGCCCGAAAGTTTGGTTCGTTGACTCGTCGCAGCTCACCACTCTGCTGCACGATGAACTTGCCACGACGACCAGCCTCTCGGCCACAGCCCACTGGAGGCGCAGGGCAAGCAGGTATCGAGTGATGTCGCACTGTATGGCAGTACGGACACACAATGGGATCTCGCTCTGGTTGCTCTTGAGCTTGCTCGCGAATCTTCTTCTCGATCGTGGCTTCATCCTGATAGTACAGTTGCTCCCAATCTCGATCGCGATTAGGGCCTCCGTTGAAACGATAGTAGCTACCAGCATGATCAGTAATCAGCACATGGTCTGGTGTCTCAGGCGAATAACGAATAACCCTGCCCGTCGATTGCAAGTACGTCTTGATACTGGAAAAAGGAGTGGCGAGAACGCATTGATACATCTGTGGCAAGTCGATTCCTTCCCTCAATACGAACCGATTGCAGATCACCTTAATGTCACCACTGCGCCAGCGACCAAGAACATCTTCTCGGATCGAACCATCGGTGTCTGTGTACTGCTGCCCATCAACACACACCTTCGTCGCGTCGATATGGCACGCACGAAATCCAGCGTTATTGAAGTCGTTCATCAGTCCGATCGACTCCTCCACTCCAGGCGCAAACACAAGCGTTGGTCGTGCGTTAGGATTCTCCTCTCGCCAGCTCTGCACCACTCGCCCCACAATCTGCTGACTCCAAACATGCTTGCGTATGTCACCAAGCGAATACTCACCCGTCTTGACTCGCTTGACCTTCGATAAGTCGAACTCAAACGGAGCCTTGATAATCGCTCGTACATGAGCACCACACCTAAGGCAATCCGATGGCTTACCTGCCACAATTAGCCTCGGATACAGATGACTCATACCTATCGGAGTTGCTGTAATACCGACGATCTTGGCTCGATCATGCAGGTACGATCGAAGGAACTTCTCGGACTCACCACTAGCTTGTAGATGTCCTTCGTCGACAAGCACAATGTCCGCTCCAAATCGCTCCCACCTGGAACTATTGATAGTCCTGGCGATCTCCGACTGCACACTACTGATCTGCACATCCTGGCTCGCATCAAAGTGCTCGGCCAGTGTCGCTGCACGAACACCAAAACCAATCCCCTTCACCTGAGCATTTGCCATAGTTTGACGAGTCAACATACGCCTGTTGGTTAAGATCAAAATCTTGGCACCAATGTTGAGGTAATGTTGAACCAGTGCCCACATCACATCTGATTTTCCGGCACCAGTTGCGCTACAAAGCGTTACTGCGTTGTGCGTCCGAAGCTCCTCAACCACACGAGTTGCTGCCTCAAGCTGATGAGGCCAAGGCTCACGAGTAAAGCAGTTCCTTATTTGCTGTGTGTTGGCTTCTTGCATTGCTCCCTCCACAGGCTAACGAAATTAGCAAACGCAGCCTGCGTTCTTTCTTTCCAAGGTGAGCGATGTAGCTTCTTGCCACTCGCTACCACGTCAATACTCTTCGGTAATTCAGCGATCGCCTTTTCGATTCGAGCCACTGCTTGCTCGACTTCCTTGCTTGCCTTTTTGGGAGGAGGCGCTTGATTGGTTTGATGTTCTGCCACCGCTTGAATCACTTCATCCACCGAACGAAATGTCACCTCTTCTTCCACACTGGTAGGCAAATTCTCAAGAATCTCCACGACCTGAGATCGCTGTGTTTCAGGTAAAGAGGCAATCTTGGCCACCGACTCGACGGAACCTCGGATGACTCCTGTTTCGATGTTTCGTCTTGCTTGCTCTGGGATCGAATCGAGCACGCGAGTTGCTGCCTGATCGCTATAAATGACTCGTTTGTTTACGCCAGTCTTTTGTGAAACTTCCTTTACGGCCTTGTGACGGCTCGTTGGTGCTGAGTTTTTTCTCGCAATCATGTCGACCAGCATCGATCGCCAGCGAGCCAGCTCAAATCCGTTGCCGTTACGACGACCAAATTGATGACCATAGATCCACTGCTTAACCGCTTCCCGATCACTAAACGGCAAGTCGATCACCTGGAATGGTATGCCTTCCGCAATCGCGATCTGATATCGTGTGTGACCATCTACCACGATATCGTGACCTTCCCAAGCGATAATTGGATCGATCACTCGACCATCAGCAATTAGATTTTGCTTTAACTGATCAAACTCCTCGGAGCTATGAGAGCCAAGTAAATTCTTAAATTCTTCGTCGATCTGCAAGTCTCTATTCATCATGTACCTCCTATTAACGACCTAGAAGCAGCCATGCAGCTATTGCAATAATGGGCCACACCCACCACGGCGCACCCAATAGAATCAACGCACCCTGCACTAAATACGGCAGTAACCACTTAGGTATGCCGCTCGATATCTTGCGCAACACGGAAGCTACGAATGCCTTCATGTTTCGCAGCGGTCGAAACCTACGAATCGGTTTACTACCATCCTGCTTCTCGGATCGTCTCTTGAGCCAATCCCTCATTCTCTCCAGCACGATACACCTCCTTAGGGAACACAAATTGACTCGGAGCCAAAGCGTCATAGCACAGGGTTAGCGAGTCCTTCGCCCTAGTCATCGCGACATACATAAGCCGTCGCTCTTCGATAATGCCCGCCTCGCTCTTAAGGCTTTTTTTGCTTGGGAAAACACCCTCTTTCAAGTCAGCTATCACCACAGCAGGCCACTCAAGACCTTTGGCTTGGTGAATCGTCGATACCGTGATGGCTCCACTCAATTGTTCCACCTCCGGCACACGAAGCAGTTGCCCAACCGCATCCTCCATGAAGTAACCACCGTAAGATTTACTCAAGTCTTGAACTGCTCGACGATACTCTGGAACCTCTCGTATGTCGTTCAGCACCTCGCCAAAAACTAAATCATCACAGGCACATTTACTAACGAAGCTAACTAGCTTGTATCCACCTGGAGCAGAAGCTAGAGATGCAATAAGCGACTCTGCATCACTACCACGTAGCGATATCCCTACCTCCGATGCAGCAGAACGCAATAGGATCTGATGAACAGTGTTGTGTTGATTCACACCAAACAGTGTTGCTGCAACCAAAAAACTAAGCGAGCCTTCTATCGGCGTTACCGCATTAGCCTGCACACCGATCTCCAGCAGCTCACGGGCCACATGCTGTACCGTCCGATTGGTGCGGCACAGCACTGCGATGTCATCTGGCAGATAGAGCTGATCGAGCAAGCCAGCTACTGCCAAGACAGGTCGCTCTGGACAGCTAATAACCGGCTCAAACGCACCCACTCGCTTACTAACTACACCCCCAGTAGCACCAGGATTTAGCTCAATCAGTAAATTACTGGCTCTGACGATCTGCGGTGAACAACGAAACGACTGGTTAAGCGGCAGTGCAATGCAGTCCTCGCTTTGCAGGTAACCTTCGAACACCTCAGGAGCAGCATTACGCCAACTGTAAATGTTCTGGTTTAGATCGCCAACAATCACAAGCTGTACAGTTGACTGTTTAGCCAACGCCTTGAT